GGAATGTTCTTTAATAGTACTATTTCTTTTTCTGTTTCTACTTTAGTAACTCCAGCAATCACTATGTTTTCTTTATCTGTATCTATGGATACTTGTCCTATATATCCATATCTCTCATCAGTTAAATTACCATATTCATTTACTATATTTATTAACTTAGAATTTTCTATTATTGTTTCGTTTGATAAGTGAATGTCATCAATATCTACACTCTGTTTATTATCAATGATAAAATCATTTAATACATCAAATATATTTTTACTGTTATGTAGTTTTGTATTATTCGATATTGACCTATATTCCATAATAATATTACTCCCTCTTTCCTCTATGCTAGTTCCATAGTATGCTGGTGATACAGTTAATATTGAAACCTCATATAATTCTAAATCTTCTATTATTCTTCTATATCTAACAGCATCAATCTTTTCCCATCTATCTTTTATTACAGAAAAACCAAATGACCATCCCTTTAATTTATTATCTTTTGAATATTGTATTACTTCAGGATCATCTATTAAACATTTTACTTTTAATCCTATATTATCCTCTAATAATTCTAAGTTTCCTTTTAATATCGAGCCTAGTTCTCTAGTTTTGTCATGATTTAATAATATTTTTATATCCTTATTTTTCTTTAAAGCTTTTTCCCACACTCCTGGTGCTATTTGCTCTACAAATGTTTTCCCATTTTCACTTATTAATTTACTATCTCTCGCTACTGAATTTACATATCCCTCTAGTTTTATCTTATTCATTTTTGCACCATCCTAAAAACTCTTCTGAAGTAATATTTATCTGATTTACCTCATTCACATTTTTTACACTATCCAAATTAAATAATGTAGCTTCATCGTTTGATATTTTAGTAACTCCATTAAATATTTTATTAAACACGCTCTCTTTTTTAATTTCTAATATAGCTTTATTAAATTCTTCTTCTGTTATTTCACCTTTTTGCTTTCTTTCTGCAATATTCTTTATTTTTGTAAATAAGACATTTCCTAAATATGCAACCTTCAAAATCTCATTTTTTTGATGTTCCTCAATCTCGTTAATTAACAAATTAGTTGAATTTATTAATTCTTGCTCTTTCATAAAAGGTATTTTCCCTCTTAAAAACATTTCAACTTCTTGTTCTTCAACTGTATAACTTTTTCCATTCTTCGTTGCCTTTATTACCCCTTCCTTTATTAATTTATAAATTGTGTTCTTGTGCATACCTGTTTTTTTTGACATTTCATCTACATTCATTTATTAAGTCCTCCTCTGTATTTATCTGTTTCATTGTAACAAAATTGTTTTTATTTTTCAAATTATTTTTATTTTTATTAACATTTTTGTTATTATAGCTATTGTTAAAAATTTTTTTATGAAAAAAAGGACTAAGAAAAAAATTTTTTCTTGGTCCCTTTTTACTCTTTATAATATTAAATTTTATTTTTTAAAAAAGGATAACGCCAAATTTACGTTATCCTTTTTTAATTATTATTTTATTTAATTTTTCTTCCTTTGTTATCAATACACCCTTTAATAAATCCATAAATAAAATTTAAACACTTCTCATTTTCCATTTTATTAATAGCCTTAATAATATATATTTTTTTTAACTCTCTATCCATTATATTTTCCCTCTAATTCCCTTTATAAATAATAGTCTATATGCTCTATTTCCTTTAAAAATTTTAAATTTGTTAATCCTGCTCTTAGACCTTCTCTAAAGTAGAATATGCATAATTTTAGCCATTCAGCTGAAATAGAGTCTTCAAGCTCTCTTATTAATCTTTGTTGCTCTTCTGTTGTATCTTTTTTTAAAGCTTCACGTATTACTTTTGTAATTAATTCTTGTTGTTTGTATTCTAAGTTTTCATTTTCAAAATCTGCTTCTAAAGTTTCTTGCACATGATTAAATTCATTTTCTACTATTCCATTTACTATATTCTTTAAATTTTCATAGTTCATTATCTAACCACCCCAAATCTTTTATATATTACTGCTCCCTTTAGGGTTGGTATAACGTTGTGAGAATTACACTTCTCTATGTAGTTTTTTAATGTTTTTATGTTCATTGGTAATTAATCCTCCTTGAATTAACCACCCAATTAAGATATAATCTAATTGGTGTTAAGGTCTATCCGTATTGGGTGGGCTTTTTTTATTTATCTTTTTTCATTTCTTCATTACAAGCATACATAACATAATCACTTAAATTTTTAAACCCTTTATCTATGCTTCTTTTTTGGATTTTCTTTTTATCTTCTGAATTAATTCTTAAAGACAATCTATCATCTTTAGCTTTCATTTACTCACTTCCTTTCTTAATTATATTGTACGTCACGGCGTACATATTGTCAATAACTTTTTTTATTTTTATTTTTAATCACATAACAAACCTTTTATTTAAGCCATTTTAAGCTATTTTATTTATAACTTGTAACGCATTATCTTAAATATTCACCATTTACGTTACACCTTTAAATTTAGTAACATCAACGTTTTTCATGGCTTTGCCATCGAATTTGTATACAACCTTATCCTGCCCCTTTAAAAAATGGTGTATTTTTATTAAAATTACCCTACTAAAAATTTTTTAGTGGGTAATTACTCAAATCAAAATTCCCCTCCAGTTCATTTATTGGATAAGTGGAAATTTCCCTTATACTCCTTTGGTGATTAGTTCAAGTTTGCACCAATTAAAATTAATAATGAAATTATTTCAGTTACCCCTATATTTTATCGGGTCAGAATTAAATTTTAAGCATAATAAAAAACTGCGTACAATATTTAAATCACGCAGTTTTTTATTAAAGCCTTTATATTGCTAGTCTTACAAAATATTATTTTTGTAATATTGATTTTTTACGCAGTTTTATTGGATAAAACACGCATTTTACTATTAACTAATTGAATTCTTATGTCAGTTTAACCCATATAACCAAATTGGCAACATGGGTATTTTATTTTAATAAATGGTATCGGTTAAGTCGATACCTAATCCTTTAGAAGGATTAGAACACTTAGCTTATTTATATTACTTAATATTACAATAGTAATAGACTTTTATAATATGGCTATTTTTCTATATTACTAAATATTATAAAATATTACTCAATATTATCTAAAGCATATTTTAATAAACTACTAACTATATCCTGCCTTTTATACATCTTGTATTTATCAAATAATTTTTCTAGTTCTTGATATACTTCTATATCAATTTTGAATGTTTTAGTTGTGGTATTATCATAACTATTAATAAAGCTTTTATCAGAGCAAAATACTTTGCCGTCCTCTTTATCTAAGCCCAAGTTTGCACTCTGTAATATTTCAACTTTTTGCTCCAGCAACTCAACTCTCTTTAAAATTAAATTTATATCTTTTGGATCACTCACATTACATTTATTTTTCACCAGCAACTTTTCGCTATCCAAAATTGGATTTTTGACAGCCGAATTTTCGGCAGTTAAATTTTCTATTTTAACTGAACAATTTTGTTCGGTTAATGTCGTGATTCCCGACGGTAGAATATCCTTGTCTTCTGATTTCTCAACAAGTTGGGAAAATGCTATTATCTTTTGTCCTGCTCTTAATGGCTCAAATCCATTAGTCTTAAATCTATTCAGTATAGTATTTTTTGATATTCCTAGTCCCCTGCATATAGCATTAAAATTATTATTCTCCTGTTTCAATTCATTGTTAAAATGATTAACTTGACCTTTTATATCTAATTTATTAAATCCCTCTCTATTCATCTGTACCCCCTAGAATAAATATATTACTAAATATTATTATAATAATATATTTTTAATTTTTAATATTTATCATTCATAATCTTACTTATTGTACCAAGGGATAATTTATATTTCTTTGCCTTTGCTCTATAGCTTCCAGTATCATTTTTAATCTGCTTTACTTGTTCAGCACTTAATTTTTTACCTTTTCTAAATACTATATAACCATCTTTTCCGTTTAATACATTTTCACTTACTGGTGTATGATTAACACTCTCTAAAAATTCTTTTTGCTCCTTAGTTAAATTAATATCTTTAGGTATACAATAAAATCTATTAAAAAATTGTTTTAATGTTTTATCATTACTTTCTCTTAAATAATATTCTGAACTCATAATCTCCCCCTAAGTTTGTTTATTTATAGTAAATAGTATAGTTCATATATTATAAATAATACAATGACCTTTTATATAAAAAAAGGATAGTAGGGATTTCCCACTTATCCTAATCACTCAATATTAAACCTAAATACTTAATATCTAGTTAAATATAGTATTCTACTAATAGAATAGATAAAAACAACACTATACACACTTTATTAAAGAGCCATTTCAGTTGACAAAATATAAATCAATTTAATTCTTTTAATAATTTACTTACTGCTTGTCTTGTTATTCCTAACTTTTCAGCTATTTTACTTTGATTATAACCTTGTTGTTTTAACTCTAATATACTATTTATTCTATCCTTTTTACCTTGTTGTCTTGAAGTTAATCCCTCTTCATTTCTTCTTGCTTCATTTCTCTTTTTATTATTTCTATCATACTTAACTCTAGTAGATATTATAGTTAATAAACTAAAACAAAGAAAACATACATATATTAAAGAGCCATTTCATGTCCTAGTTAGAATTTATAATAAGAAATAAAGCCATAGGAAATCCTATGGCTCATTTATATCACTTGAAAGTAAAGGCAGGTGGTAATCTGCATCTCCTACCGCTTATGCGTGGTGTCGGCTACCTGTTCCGACCTCAGTTACTTTCATTACTATTCTATGCTATTTATATCATTATTATAGCACTATATGTGAAAAATATTCAATACCTTTTTAAAATTTACTTTTTATATGGAATTAAAGCATTTTTATTTTTATATTTCTCTACTTTTTCTTTATCCATAACAAACAATGTTCTTGCAAATAATGTTCCTGATCCTGTTGCTCTTACTGCTACTAATACATGGTCATTATTTTCATTCTTATATATTTTTATGTATTCAATAGCACTATTCTTTTTTGGATGCTTTGCTATATAATCAGGAGTATTTATAATTTCTTCTAGTTTATCACTATATAGTTCAAAGTCTGCCGGATGCTCTGATTTCATATGATTTAAATTAGATTCCCCTATATAAATAGGTTGTCCTTCTTTAAGATTCAAATGAAATTCATCTATTATAAATTTATTTAAAGTTCCTAGTATTTTATTTTCAGTATTTCCCCTCATGTAAATCTAACTCCTTTGTTGTAATATCGTATACTTTAATTATATGCATAAATAACTAAAAAATATAAAATATCCTTGAGCATTAGTATTTTCTTGATTTAATCTAATAGCGAAAATAAATTCGCTATACACACTTTATAAAGACCCTTTTTTCGATACACTTATTTTTTTAATACTCTTTGTACTTTCCCTAAAGTTATATTTAATTCCTCTGCTATCTTTCTTAAACTTAATCCCTGTTCTTTTAATTCTACTACTTTACTATTTAATTCTTTTAATTCTGCTTGTTTTGGTGTTAATCCCTCGTCATTTCTTCTTGCTTCATTTCTCTTTTTATTTTTTCTATCATACTTAACTCTAGTAGATATTATAGTTAATAATTGCCCTTGCTCTTGCTCTTCTAAATCTAAAGCATTAATTATATATTTATTAGTGAATTTATACCCTTTATTATTATCCTCTTGAAAGTGTTTTACTGTTCTATTTACACTTCTACATACTGATATTAATTCTTTTGCTTTATATGGCTCTTTAAAGCTTTTATTAAACTCCTTAGTAACTTTAATTAACTCTTCAACTGTAACCTCATTTACAAGCCTATAATGATAACTATAAAGCATAATTAAAGTATTTCTATATCCTTTAATATCTCCATTTCTTAAACTCACTATATGCTTAAAATCTTCTATACGGCTCATATTTAGCGTATATAAGTTTTTAGTAGGTAAATAAGTAATTTTACTTTTATTCTTCTTATATTGCTTATTCACCTTTATATAAGCCTTTTTTAAATCAAATATATTGTATATATTCCCCTCATTTTTAAGCATACTATAACATTTACTATTGCTTTTACTATTTATAGTATTTGGTAGCCTTAAAAGTCTTGTAGGGTCTTTTACTCTGCTATCTACTGATATATTTTTTATGCTTCTTTCCAGTTCTTTTATTGTGTTAAATAAATAATTCTCTATCTTTTCCCAAAGGTCTAAAAGCATTATATGACAGTTGTTAATATCCCAATATATATGTATTCCTCTACCACTATTTATATATTCTGTTGGTTGTGGAATTTTCTTTTCTTCAACTAACTGCTCTACTGCTCCAACTACTTCAAATTGGTCTATTGGTTCAGTACCTGTTTTATGGTCTATATCAATATAAAATCTATGTAATTGCCATAAATATTCTCTTTCTCTTCTTATTGGGGAGTTGAACGTATTAGGCGTGTAATATATATCTTTTTTATTTTTATATTCTTCTGAATTTATTTCTATTGGACTAATTGCTTCAAGTCTTTTCATTGTTCCCTTTGAAGCTTGTACTATATGTGTAAATCCTAAATCATATTCTAATTTTAATATTCCCATTTATATAACCTCTCTTCATTTAGTTCAACAAAAAAGCCTTCTAGGTATTATTATCCTAAAAGGCTTGAAAATTCTTTAACTAAATGCTATACTGTCCTTAGTTAAAAGGCTTCAATGCTTTTTAGGTAGTCCGAGTACCTATTAAGTTACTTTTAAATATACTGGTAATATATTTGAAAGTGCGAGGTCTTTTTTTATTGTTTAAATTTATTATACCATCACATTTCCAAATATTCCACTTTTTAATACTTATATTTTCAATAATTTTAATTTTCAAAATTAAATCTTTTTCCATCATAACTGGCAATAATGTTAATTAATTTCTGTCTATTTTGCTCGTAAAATAATTTATCTCCAGTTAAAAAGTAAATACATAGTAGGCTTAAATCTAACATTTCAAATGGATCACTCGACTTATTTATATCAATTCTTACTTTTTCACTAGCTTGTACCATTTCAGGATAATAATATTGCTTTGCCTTTCCATTACGTTCTATATAATTGGCTCTTAAATTCATTTTTATATTTTCCCCCTACATTTGTATATATTATCAATATAGAACTCTCTATCATTATTTAGTAAATATATATATAATAATGCTTTTTCTATCAACTTTTCTTTATCATCTTCTTTGGTTATATCTTCCTTTAAATCTTCAGTAGATTTTTTTAAATCTCTATATAGATAAATGCTCTCTAACTCACTTTCTTTGTTTTTTTCCAATTCGTGAACCCTTTCTGCACCCTTGCATACTTTTTCGTTAAAAACAAGGTATCTTTCAAGCCATTTCCCGGATTTTCTCCAACTTTTAACCGTTTCAATTGATACGTTATATTTTATTGCTATTTCACTTTGTGTCATGCCTTGAATGTAGTCATTATAAGCATTTGCCCTTCTTTGTTTTAAATTAATTTTTGTCATTTAATAACTCCTATTTTTTTTATGCAACCTTTGTACTTTTCTTATTTTAGGGTTCATTATTATTTTTTATATATCCCCCCCTATAACACAAACTTTTCTGAAAAAATTCCACTGCCAGGTAAAACCCCGACGAATAAAGTTCATTTTTGAGGTCGTTTTTTTGAATAGGGGGGTATCATTTAGGTAATTATTGTAATTAACCTTTAAGTTGTCTGACATTTTACTCAACCCCCTATTCTGTTAAATTTCTTTAACTCTCTTATAACTCTCTTTTTTATTGGTCTTGCTCTTATTCTATCTATATGTAATTTTACATATAGATTTTTATGTAAAATTTATATATATTTTTATGTAAAATTTATATCTTTTTTTAACCTTATACTAACTCTATTTTTATTCCAGCTCTTTTATTTCCTAATCCCTCCATTGACTCCAATACAACCTTAAAGTCATATACGTCCCAGTTCTTCCTATATTCAACCTTTCTAATATGACTATTAATAAATAGACATTGGATATTTATTAAATACATACTCTCTAATTCTTCTACCTCTATCGGGTATATTCCTAATAAATCTGTTAAACCTTCCTTCGCAAATCTCAATTTAATCTTTGCTAAATCTAAAGTGTTCCCTACTAATACCATTCCTTTTCTTAATGGCTTTGGTACTGATTCTATACTATCTATAAGGTCAGTTACATTACTTACTGTCTTTACCTTAATTATTTCTTTATCTAACATATTTTTAATTCTTAAATGTACTTTTTGTATAAGTTCCATTTTTAATAATGTTTCTATAAGCTTTGGACCATTAGCTTCAACTAACAATTCTGGAATGTTCTTTAATAGTACTATTTCTTTTTCTGTTTCTACTTTAGTAACTCCAG